TAGTTAAAGGGTAGGGTGGTATTTTACACTTGCAAACGCAGAAATCACACGGGTTTAAGGCACATAGTTTTGAGGTGGTACATAGTATCTTATAGAATCTAATAGGAGAACACACAACCCAGTTATCTTTTTAAAAGATAACTACCCCACACACAAATAAAACTACCGAATAGATGGTAAAGTGAGTTACATTACATTAATATCAACGCTTAAAGGGAATATCCCTTATTAAATAACTAATAGTGTAAAATATTTTTTACATTTAATGTATATATGAGACCTTGAAACCACCCTATCCAAGCAATCCTACTATATACTATCGAATATATTATCATTCTTGTAAGTATATGATATTGATATAATTGATTTAATATATATGAATTTTATTGAATAGGTATTTTAATGAATATGACAATGACAATAATGACAATTAATGAGAAATATTGACAATGTATACTACTATTTGGTAGTTGCTTATATGGATGAGAAAGCTACAGCGTCTCTGTCCGCTCGGAATAGGTTGTTATAAAGAAACAGGGCGACTTGGGGGGTTAAGCCCTGCCCTGCAACGGTTTGTAGCACTTTTTATATTCATAACTTTTTAATTTCATAGGGCGATCCACTCTTATATAAATATACTTTAATAATACCCCTGTCAATCTTAGAGCATAGACTATATATATCCCTACCGGATACTTATTAATCATTCCATTAACTACCACGAAGCCCCCAGCAGTTCACCACTAATTTTATAAACAATTTGAACTAAATATCTAATATACAATATATTAAATCATTATTATTGTATTTTTTTAATAAGGATGGCGGACACTTTACCCTTAAAGTGGGGACTCATCCCTAAATATACAATGTAAGATATAGTAAGATGATTTTATATAACTTATAAATTAACAAAAGAAAAACTTTTACAAAGCCTTGACTTTTGGATATTACTTGATTATATTTATAGGTATGAAAGGCATAGGACAGAGCATTAGAAAGTTTTATATATATATTAATCTCTTTACAAGGAGGATTAACAATGAATTTAAAGAAGAAAAAGAAGAAAGGATGGAAGGTATACGATGGCGGTATAATGGGAAAGTTACCCAGAATAGATACATTCAGAGTAAACAGGGAAATGGTAGAAGATATGAAGAAACTGGTATTGGCATTACAGAGTTTATTGAAAGAAATGGAGGAACTAATACAAGAGAGGGACTAAACATCCCTCTCTTCTCCCTCCACTATGGAAGGATTAACAATGAATATATATGATAATAATTCACAGAGTAAAAGTCAAGTACCGGTATTAATTGAACAGGATATTCAGACTCTTACTAATGAGTTTATATCCTCACAGGATATTAGAGAAAGCTCAAAAGAGAGTTATTCTAAGTATTTAAAGGTTTTTTTATTATGGATAAGGCAGCAGAATATTAAGCAGATTAGAGAAGAGGATATCATAGATTATAAGGAGCATTTAAAAGAAAGGGAATTATCACCTTTTACTATATCGGAATATATGGTAGTAGTGAGAAAACTTTTTGAATGGACTGAGAGGAAGGGCTTATATCCTAATATAGCAAGGGGTATAAAAGGAGCTAAGAAACCTCAGGGCTTTCAAAGGGAATATCTTATACTCAATCAATTCAAGGAGCTATTAGAGAGTATCCAGATTGACACGTTACAGGGACTCAGAGATTATGCTATGATTAACTTGATGGTACGGACAGGATTAAGAGACATAGAGGTCAAGAGGATAGATATAAAGGATATACAGCCTAAAGGCGATAAGATAGTATTGTACATTCAGGGTAAGGGCAGCGATGCTAAAGATGAGTTTGTAATACTCAAAACAGCCACATATAAGCCTATACAGGCATACCTAAGTGCCAGAGGTATATATAAAGACATAGATCCCCTGTTTATATCCCTATCTAACCGCAATAAAGGGCAGAGATTGACAACAAAGAGCATTTCCAGAGTAGTAAAGGGTAGGTTAAGAGACATTAATATAGACTCAAAGAGACTGACAGCACATTCATTAAGACATACAGCAATCACTTTTTCTCTATTAGGTGGAGCTTCCATTCAAGAAGCTCAATCTTTAGCAAGACATAAAAATATCAACACCACTCTACTGTATGCTCATAATATTGACAGATTAAAAGGTATACCAGAGGAAAAAATAGACCAATATATCGAGGGTAATAATGAAGCTCAATGTCAATAAAGAAAGGTTTACGGACATAGAAAAATTAGTATTACTAAGGGTTTTAGTATGTCTAAAATTAACCAAATAAGGAGGGTAAATTATGAAAAACATAAAAAACGTAGAATTAGAAGACTGGTGGGTAAATTATGTTTTTGTACCAACTTATGATAGTATTGGTGACAAGAGCGGATACAAAGGTTCTTTAAGGGGATGTGAAGGTAATATATTTATTGAATTTGTTGAAAATGGTAAGGAAAAATCAATGATTACGGATTTTACATTAGAGTGTTCTGGTAAAAAAGAGGGTTATAGTCATATATTCAAATGGCAATTTATTGACCATGATAATGAAGAGAATCTTAATGAAGATGAAAAGAAGATAATAGCTGAAATGTTGGAAGAGAAGTATGGTATTAAATTCTTTATTGAAAAAATGATTGACCTATGTAGAGAAGGTTTACACGAGGAATATTTAAAAAGATGATTATTGGGGGAGGAGTTAACCGCAAACAAGTCAAGGTATTTCCCTGCTTTTGCCTTTACTTGCAAATTTTACCCACTTTTCCCCCCCCAACAGTTGAACCATTCGTAGGAGGTATCTTTAACCTCAATAGATGGTGTTTATATGGCAAAAAATCAAGGGTAGGGTACTCCAATGGGTATAATTTCAATAAAATACACTGTAGGGGCTAAAAACCGCTATATAGTGAAAAAGGGGGAATAGATGAAGAAAGTATATCAAACAAGGGACTTTTGGATTAACCAGATAATTGAAAAAGGGAAGACAGTTAAAGAAATTTGCAAAGAGTATGGAATAGCAAGTAAGACCGCTTACAGGTGGATAAAAAAACTGGATATTGAGTCAATCGAAGACATAGATATAGGGGATGATAAACTCGAAGACTTAGGTATAGATATAGAAGCTGAATTTGAAATACAGTATAATGAAATTAGGAGAATTGCAGAGGATTTTAAGAAAGACGGAAATACGAAGGGAGAGCTTAAAGCGAGGAAGATAGCAAGCGATATGATTAAAGAAAAGCTCACAGCAAGGGCTAAAATAGGTCAGAAGAAGGAATGGGAATATGAACCAACAAAAAAAGATATTGAAACAGTCAGACGGTTGGATGTCGTACTTGACCAACTTGAAAAAGATGCAGATTTCTCAGAGGACGATACGGAGCATCCTGAATTAAAAGAGACGATCTCAAATGCCTGGGGGATGAGACCAGACTTAACAGGCAAGGGCAAACCCAAGAAGAAAAAGAAAGATGATGAGGAGTAAAATAATTAACATTAAGGGAGGTATAGATGCCTATATTAATAGAAGCGACTGGGTTTTATACTGTCAAAGAACTTGCAATAATCTTAAATAAAAGCGTTCAGACTATAAGAAGATATATAAATTCAGGAAAGCTTAAAAGCGTTGGATTAGTTGGAACTGCCCATATGATACAGGGAGCAGAGGTCATCAAGTATTTAAAGAAAGGTAAACCTGCATCAACAGTCAGAGATAAATTTAAAAAGAAAGGAGGCAATAAATGGACGAAGAACAAAGAGTTAGGGACTTGGAAAGATTAGAGGACTTAATTAATAAGGGAAAACTATGGGAACAGGAACACGCAGCACAGGAAGAACCTAAAGAAAAACCTAAACCAAAGCCTAATAAACCCGATGATGAATTTTTTGAAGGTTTCTTAGGTATTCCTCCAGATGAGGAAAAGGAGAGTAAGTAAATTATGATCGGGAAAAGTAAACCAGTAGAAACAAAAAAAGAGGTTGGATTACTTAATTCAACTTTAAAGGACAGAGTCGAATTACTTGAAAGGCAAGTAGCACACATAATCCAGAGATTGAAAAGCTCGGACATAATCAGGAATAGATAATGGCAGATGATAAGTTGTTTGATTTAGCGAAGAAGGATAAGGAAACGGAAACCATAAAAACACACTTAGAAAAATTAGGACAGATACTCGGCGAAGGATTGGAAGAAGAAGAGATGTCAACAAAGATGATGAATTATATTGATTCGATTCCTAAAGATGAGGCTCGATTAGTGGAAGAGTATTTTGAGCTTGATAAGGAAAAGGAAACACCAGAACTATCTGAGGTTTCAAAATTGATAATCGATGCAGGACTCCCCCCAACAGATGAAGAAAGAGATATACTTATTAAACAGCAACAGATACAAGAACAGGAGCTAAAAAGAAAAGACCTCTTGCTTAATCCGAGAAGTAAAGAAGAGCTTGAGGAAGCTGTCAAAGACAATCGTTTTTTTGGAACGATAGAAAAGCCACAGACTAAGCTAATAATGAACAAGATATCCGGTAAGGAAGAAGAAATGTCGAGAAAGGAGTATATTCAATATACCGATAAGCTTAGAGAGAAAAATCTTGAGGACATACGGAAGAAAAGGACAAGAGGTGAATTGTAAAATGCCCAGAGGTAAAGTTAAGAGCTTCAATGGATTTAGAGGATACGGTTTTATAATCGTTGATGGATCTCAAGATATTTACTTCCACGTTACTGACTTACGAGGAGGAATTAAGACATTGAAAAAAGGAGATAAAGTCTCCTTTGACTTAGTTGAAATTCAACAAGCTAAAAACGTTGTAAAGGTTCTTGAACCGATACTATCGAACAGTAAATAACAAGTATTTACTAAAGGTCGGAGGGTGCCTTTAGTGATTAAAAAGGGGTTAAAGCCTATGAAGATTATATCTATAGTAAATCAAAAAGGAGGAGTCGGTAAGACAACGAGTGTTATTAATATAGGAGCAGGACTGCAACTTTTAGGAAAAAAAGTCTTACTTCTGGACGCAGATCCACAGGCTCACCTTACAAAGTCTTTAGGTGTTACATCGAAACAAATAAAGGGTACTACATTTGAACTTTTAAAGGGTGAATCTTCTTTAAGCGAAATTATAATTGATAGAGATGGACTCTTTCTTATTCCTTCCACAAGAGAACTAACAAGTTTTGAAATGGAATACTCCACACAAGGCAAAGAATTTATGCTTAAAGAGAATTTAAAGGGAATTGAAAAATTTGACTATATATTTATAGATTGCCCTCCGAGTTTAGGGCATTTGACGTTAGCTTCTTTATTAGCTTCCAATGAGGTTATAATTCCCTTGCAAACCGAATATTTAGCACTGGAAGGGTTAAGTAGACTTATTGAAACCATTAAGATCGTCAGAAGTAGATTGAATAAAAAACTTAAAACAGCCGGTATAGTTGCGGTAAGATACTATAAAGGTAGAAATTTACATAATGAAGTTATAAATAATATTAGAAAACATTTTAAAGACAAGGTTTTTAAAACTGTTATCAGAGAAAATATAAAAATTCCAGAATCACAGAGCTACGGAAAAACAATCTTTGAATATGCTCCAAATTCTCACGGAGCAGAGGATTACTTAAAACTTTGTAAGGAATATCTAAAGAGAGGATCATTATGAAAAAAAAGAAATTAGGAAGAGATCCATTGACGGAAAAACCTCTTAGCTTTATAAAGGATACACGGGATAAAGGTATAAAGGAACGACGGAATAACGGAGTTACGGAGTTACGTAAAGACGTTATTGAGGAAGAGAGTAAAAAAATGACGGTACAATTACCCATAAATTTATATAGAGCTTGGAAGAACTATGAATATGAGCAGTTAAGCAAATATAATAATAACATATCTTTTCAATCTTTTATCAGGGAACTTTTAAAAGATAAACTTAAAAAATATATTAAATAGGAGGTGCTATGAATAATAAAACACCTTATAGTATAGAGACGGAAAGGGCTATATTATCCATCCTTTTAAGGGATGGAGCTAAGATTAATAAAGTAAAGGATGTATTAAAAGCAATAGACTTTTATGATCCTAAAAATGAAATTATATATAAAGTGATCCTTGAGATTTATAAAAAAGGAGTGATCCCCGACATTGAAACAGTCTCATCAGAGCTAAAACAACAAAAATCTCTTGAAGAGGTAGGAAGCTCCGCTTATATAGTTGAGCTTGCAAGTCAACTTTCTGCTAATCCAGATAACCTTATGCACTATGTTAATAAATTAAAAGGACTACTTTATAGGAGAGACGGAATAAAAAGCCTTGACAGGATAAGAGAAAAATTCTTTGATGAGAGTATAGAAGAGCCTATACTTGCGGAAGAATTAGAGGGAGAGCTTTCTCAATTAAGAATAAAGAAGCAAACCATAGGCATAGATCTAAAACCTTACACTTTAAAGAAATTCTTAAAGGAAATCAGAGAAGCACCGGAAGGGCTTAAGACTGGATACACAGAGCTTGATAGGATTATTTCTATTCCTTCTGAGGCTATTACCATCATAGCCGGTAGACCATCACACGGTAAGACTACCTTTATGCTTAATCTTTTAATCAATATGATAAAAATGTATCAGGATAAGACCTTTCTATTCTTCTCTTATGAAGAGAATAGGCATAAGATAGCACTCAAGATCATACATATTTTAACTCAAGGCAACAGTAAAGCTCCAGATACTAAAGTTATAAGAGAATGGATAAGGGAAGGCTCAGACTCTCACTCACTACAAACCTCATATACTACCTTCAAGAACTTAACAGAGAGCAGCAGGCTTTGGATCATAGACGAGCCTTTTTGCATTAAAGACTTAACCTCAATCATAGGTTACCTTTCAGATAGGTGTAGTATAGGAGCAGTCTTTATTGACTATATACAGAAGATTAAGATTAAAGAAAAATATATCACCAGACAAGTAGAACTTCAAAAGATATGTCAGACAATCCTTGAGACCGCTAATTCTCACTCTATACCTATAATTATGGGGGCTCAATTAGGAAGAGGACAAGGATATCAAGATAAAGTTAGACTGGATAACCTTAGAGAAGCAGGAGATATTGAGCAAGACGCTAATATGGTGATAGGATTATATAATGAAGCTATGGAGAAAGCTCAAAGCAGGAGAAACAATGAAGTGAGTATACCGGATGTAAGCGATCTCAAATTAACTATACTTAAGAATAGAGATGGAAGGGTTAATGATACTATATCATTAGAGTTTGATAGACCTGCTTTAAAAATTAGAACCTTGTATCCAGCTATATAAAAGGAGGGATAAATGAAGAAAAAAGATAAAGACCTTGAAGAAACCTTAACACCAGAGGAAGAGAAAAAGGCATTAGAGGACGCAGATAAACTATTAAGATTAGTCAAAAAAACCTTTCCCTATGATAAATTAAATGAAGATGAAAAAGAAATTCTTTATAAATTTCAAGCACTTAAAGAAGATGAAAAACAAGAGCAAGCAGACGAGACAGTTGATAAAGTAATAGATGTATTCGATAGATTGATAGAGCTATATAAGGATGAGGTAGAGGAAGCAAAGGAATTATCGGAGTACGAAGAAGAGGAAATCGAAAAGGTAAAAACAGGCATAACATCTAAGACATATTTAAGAACTCAAGCGAGTGCAGTAGGCAGGGATAGATCCGTGCCTTCTCTATGGACTGCCGAAAATAAATATCTTGAGAATGTTATAAGAAAGGCTATTCCTAAAGTGCCTTCCGTTGTAGGATTGTATATGATTGAACTGTGGGTAAAAGCAGAAGAGAACGGAGAACTTGATAAAAAGGAATTTTATATAATTACAAACCTGTCAGAGATATCAAAGGAGTTAGGTATACCTAAACACACCTTAAAAGTTGATCTTTTATATTTAGGTGCTTTTAGATATCCAGTAATTAGGAGAATAGCTGAAAAACACACAGGAGTAAGCTTTGAGGATATCTTTAAAGTAGAGTTTGAGTACAATCTCTCAGAGGACGAGGTATATAAACGAATGAATGATCCTCAATATAAGACTTGGGGTACAAGACTTTCAAAGTTTATTGAGAATACACCAATAAAAGAAATTAAAATAAAGCCCTCTGAATTTATAAAGAATGAGATAAAAAAGAATCCGGAAATAGGCTATATAGGTAAGAGGGTAATAAGTGATAAATTGAGACCTTTTGCAAAAGATCTAAACGACTTTGAATACAAGCTTTTGTGTCTTATTGGAGCTTTTAAAAAGAAAAGTAATATACACTTTAATAAATTGAAAAAACAAAAATATCTTAATCTTGAGGCTGATATAAAAAAGCAAGGTATGGGAACAGTTAAGAAAAAGATAAAGGATATTATGAAAAAATTTAAAGAAGAAGGTATTATAGAGGATAATTGGACTTTTGAAAAAGGTAGATTATCTTGGATATCTATTGATAATGTTTTTATATATCCAGATCTAAAGGATAAATGAGAGGGGGGGTACAGTTAAAGGGTAGGGGGGGTACAGTTAAAGGGTAAAAAGGGTATAGTTAAAGGGTAGGGTGGTATTTTACACTTGCAAACGCAGAAATCACACGGGTT